ATTATTTAGAAGCCAACACAAATTTAGCTGAGCAATCAAATTCAGATATAGATATATTATCAAATGGTTTTAAATGTAGAAGTAATGGTGGTGGTCATAATAATTCTGGTGGAACATACATTTACATGGCATTTGCCGAAGAACCTCTAGTCGGAGATAACCCTGCAACAGCGAGATAGGAAAATAAAATTATGACAAAAGCAAGAGATTTAGCAAATATAATATCTGGTGGTTTTACAGTAGACGATATTCCAAATATTCCTGCAAGTAAAATTACAAGTGGTACATTTGCTGATGCTAGATTACCTGCAACAGCTTTAAATAGTAATGTTGATTTAACAAATTTATCAGCAAGTAATTTAACAAGTGGTACTCTTGCAGACGCAAGATTTCCCTCAACACTTCCTGCAATAAATGGTGCTAACCTTACTGGTATAGAGGGAACTGTAACAGGAACTATTGTATCTTGGTCAACTTCATCAGTACCAACTGGATTTTTAGAATGTGATGGAACAGCAGTATCAAGAAGTACATACTCTGCTTTATTTACAGCTATAGGAACTACTTATGGTTCTGGAGATGGTTCATCAACTTTTACTTTACCTAATATGCAAGACAAAGTTCAAGTAGGAAAAAGCAGTGGAAAATCATTAGCATCTACTGGTGGGTCTGAAACACATACTTTATCTACTTCTGAACTTGCTTCACACAATCACTCTGGTGGAGTTCCATCAGGTGCGGGTTCATTTACTGGAAATCAAGCGGGAGAGTTAGCAGGTAATGGAAACACTGGAAGTACTGGTGGCGGAAATGCTCACTCAATAATGCAACCCTATATAGCTCTGCTTTATATAATTAAAACATAAGGAAAATATTATGACAACATGGACAGTAATTTTTGAAGATAAAACAATTTATAAAAAGAATGGTGCAGAAAATGGAACTTGGTATGAAATAGATGATAATACTTTTTGGTCTCAAGATAAATTTTCAAATCTTTGGTCAATACAATATCAAACTACTCCTTTAAATCATGAAGTAGAATACAAAAAAAATAAACTACAAAGCACTTATGCAGATGCAGATATAGGAGATTTTTCTCAATTTATTACAAAATGGGATAATGAACATCTTACAAATTTACAATCTATATGGGATAATGATAATGTTACTGACGAAAAAGTAGAAGAAAAAATTACTAGACTAGGTGCTAGACCAACAAGCTATAATAGTAATGGTTAGAAAAAAGATAACTCCAAAAGAATTTAGCGAAGTTGCTACAGGAGTTAGACTTTCATCACATGAAAAACTTTGTGCTGAACGAATGAATAACATTTTAAAAACTTTAGAAGACATGAAACGAGAAGTTAAATCGTTAAGAACAGATGTTGCTATGGGTAAAGGTGGACTTAAAGTTATCCTAACTATAGGCACACTAATAGTTGGACTAATAGGTTATTTCAACTTTAAATAATGATTTTTAAATATGTGTTGATACTGCATTTGTGTTCATTTGCAGGGCAACCTCAATGTTACAATCCTAAAGTAATACCTTTAGAATTTGACACACATTACGATTGTATCCAACAAGGATACCTTAAAGCATCACAAGCAGTAGAAAATATAGGAACAGATTTAGTTAACAAACAAAAACTTGCAGTCAAATTTGAATGCAAAGAATTAACACAGGAAACAACATGATAATATACGGATACACACCTAAAATGTGGATAAACAGAATTAAAACATCAATTAAAAATATGGATAAAAGAGTTATAGCTTTATTTATAATCTGGTCGCTATTTATGTGGTCAATCTAAATGTGGTTTGCTCTTTTAAAAAATCCTTTAACAAAAATTATCGCTGAAAAAACATTTGGAGCAATTTCTCACAAATTACAAAAAGATAAAATTATTAGAGAAAAAGAGTTAGACGCAGCTTCTCAAATTTCAATAGAACAAATTAAACAACAAGAACATTCCTGGAAAGACGAATGGTTATGTTTATTTTTTACAATTTTAATGGGTCTCCATTTCGTTCCATACTTTCAAGACACAATGGAACGTGGGTGGCAGATATTACAAAATGCTGACCCTATGTTTTGGTACATAATATTAACAATAGTAGGTGCATCATTTGGTGTAACTACAATGAATAAACTAAAGAAAAAATGATAGATAGATTCTTCTATTGGTTTTTTGGAGGTATCGACAGAATATTTGAAAATCTTAACAAAACAGTAGAAGACTTGTGGACTTTTGATTTTCCTAATTGCAAAAATAAAAAAAATGAGAGACATAAAAAAATTAACAGAGTTCGCAAAAAATAAAGAACATAAAGATAAAGAAATGAACTTGTTTAAAAATCTTAAAAAAGAAGTTTCAGTTAACGCTAATGGAACTCGAGAATACGTAATTAAAAAAGGTATTAATAAAGGAAAGATTGCCAAATGAAAAAAAATCAATGGGTATTACCTTTATTAGGAACTATTCTACTTGGCTTATCTAGTTGGGTATTAATGAGCATTGTAGAACTTGAAGTTCATCTAGGAATGTTAAGCGAAGAGATTATGTCAATAGATAAACAGATTGGAAGAATTTACAATCATATGGACAGGCTAACAAGTAAGTAATGAAACATATAGTATTATTTATATATCATTGGTCAACTTTACTAAGTTCATGGTCTTGGCAAAAACTTTATAGCAATAGAAAAACAGGATTAGGATATAAAAATGACAACAGATAATAAAGAAAGAGTAAACTCTTTTGAAGCTAAGACAAAAGCGTTACCACAATTACTAGTAGATAAAGCATATGAAATGCTAACTAGTGGTGACAAATTAACAGCCAGTGAATTAAAGGTTTGTTTAGACGCTTGTAAAACTTATGGCGTTGAGATTGAATCTAAACCTACAAACTCAATAACAGAAGATTTACCATTTAATGAAGAATAAAAAAATTAAAGATGTAGAACCTAGTGTTAAAAATTTTAAGAATTTTTTATACTTGGCTTGGAAACATCTATCACTACCAGAGCCTACAGAAATACAATACGACATAGCTGATTTCTTACAAGAGCCAAACAAAAGAATAGTTATAGAAGCATTTAGAGGAGTAGGTAAATCATGGATTACATCAGCTTTTGTATGTCATCAATTATTACTAAACCCTCAAAGAAACATTTTAGTAGTATCAGCAAGTAAAAACAGAGCAGATGACTTTAGTACATTTACACAAAGATTAATTTCTGAAATGCCTTTGCTAAAACATCTAACTCCTAGGGATGACCAACGTCACTCTAAGATTAGTTTTGATGTAGCACCCGCAAGAGCTTCACACGCTCCCTCAGTTAAATCTTTAGGTGTAACATCGCAGCTTACTGGTAGTAGAGCAGATTTAATTATTGCAGATGACGTAGAGTCAGCCAACAACTCACAGACTCAGTTAATGAGAGACAGACTAGGTGAGACAGTTAAAGAATTTGATGCAATTATTAAACCTGAAGTAGGACGTATAGTCTTTCTAGGTACACCACAAACTGAAATGAGTTTATATAACTCTATGGGTGAACGTGGATATAAGACAAGAATCTGGACAGCGTTATATCCTACCAATGTACAGAAAATAAACTTAGGTGAAAAGTTAGCACCTATAGTTTTAGACAAATTAAACAAAGATAAAAAATTAGAAGGTAAACCTACAGACCCTAAGAGATTTGATGAAGTAGACTTAATGGAACGTGAAGCGTCTTATGGACGTTCGGGTTTCCAACTACAGTTTATGTTAGATACAACTCTAAGTGATTTAGAGAAGTATCCATTAAAATTAAATGACTTAATATGTGTATCTGGGTTATCTTCATGGAAAGAGGCTCCCGCAAAGATACAATGGGCCTCTAGTACAGACCAAATTAAGAGTATAGATAGTGAATTACCTAATGTTGGCCTAAAAGGTGACTATTGGGTAGGCCCTATGTATACAAGCCCCGAACATGCTAAGTTTGAAGGCTCAGTAATGTCCATAGACCCCTCTGGTAGAGGTGCTGACCGTACTGGGTACTCAGTGGTCAAGATGTTACATGGAGTGCTATACC